TCGACAATAGTTTCAGGACTAATGTTGCTCCCCATGATAACGCTAGGATACTCAGAATTAACATCGTAAGACGCCACCCAGTTATAAAAACCTGGAATGGGAGGTTTGACATAAGCACCAACATATTTGGAATCCTTTTCGTGTCTCTCAATCGGTGGCACTACAATGTTCTTGCTTTTCAAATGATGAAAGCAAATGACATCCCACATACGGACTTGAGCAAACACGTCCTCATAGTTACACTTATTATCATAAGACAATGTTAACGCCAACTCGATTAGTTTGTTTTTACCATCAATTCGGTCAACAAGGTCAACGTCTTTGATGTTATAGTCAATGAACTTTTGGAAGTCTTGTTTATATAGGTTAAATAGATTTCCATACTCCTCATATGACAGTTTTCGTTCTCCCAACTCCTCATGGCCAATGTTGTCCAACTTATAGGACTCTTGTGACTTACCGTTAGGAGCATATCGTTGGTAAAGATCCAACATATCAAGGGTGGCAATACCAAGGAATGAGTATGACTCGATTTTACGGTTCATACCAAGATCAACCATCTTATCATTGATCACACCCCATGGAGACATCTTACGAACCTCTTGGTCTCCACATACTTTGGTGATACGATTGACCATATATGGAATATCGAAGTTCTGGACATTCCAACCTGTAATGATATCAGGATACTCTGATTGCCACCAACCAAGGAACTTCTTGATTAGGTCAACCTCATTAGAACACTTAAAGTAAGTAACATCATCACGGGTATTGTTATACTCACCGCAAGCAAAGGTGGTGAACTGACCATACATCTTGATCGTGATAGCAGTCAAAGGGCCATTAGCATCTTCAGGTTCAGGGAATCCACCACCAGGTGGTTCACCGACCTCAATATCTATATTGGCCACTTTGATCTGTGAAATGTCCCAATCAACAATGCCTTTGAACTCATCGGCAATGAAACAGTATTGATACCGTGTCATGCCATATACTTTAAAGTTTTCCACATTTTCGTATTGTTTGATGAAATCACGGGCATCACGGATCGTACCTGGCTTTACTGGGCCAAGATAATCACCGTGAATGGTGGTGTATTTGGTAGGCGTCTGTGAAGGCACGAAGAGAGAAGGATGATATTCGACTTTATGTCTCACCCTTCTCCCATTTTCGACGCCTCTATACAGGATTTTGCCACCCCATACTTCGACATTTGTATAGAATTTATTCATTAAGGTTTGATAATCTGTGAGTCCGGAACAACGAGGCCGCCAAAGACGGAGTTATATTGGTTTACAAACTGAGATACAGGATTATAAGTCACAACCACATGGTTTCTATTGAATACAAATTCCTTATCTTCGGTAAACTCCGCATAAGGAGCAAAGGCCACTTGTGGACTTTTTGTATCAGTCTTATTTGGAATTACAATAACACGGATTGGATTCTTGACGGTAAGGTTTGTGACATTATCAGTGATAACTTCCGCAAGAACTTCTTCGCCCGTAATGAAACGGATCATTTTTAGGTTTTCTACTTTTGCCATTAGTCTACAATCTCCATTAAATAGTCGTAAACACCGACTGTTACCCACTTTTCAGGAATATGGGTCATCCTGCTACCATTCTCACCCATGAAAGAGTAAGAATTATCTAGGTCCATGATCTTTACGATCCGTTCCCATTTCCCATCAAACGCCCTCTGCTTAAACTCTTCGGCGGTAATCTTCATATCTTTTTCATGGAATTGCATGTCAATCTCCTCAGTCCCATAGGCCACGGTAATACTTACCGAACAATCTAAGTCCGTTATCTATTCTGTTATTATACTCTCTTCGGCCTTCATTGTCAACCCAAAAATCTGGATTAGTTTGTATCATTCGTGTGTGTTCGTCATCATCAACAGGTATAATCTCATACTGGGCGTCACCATGACGGAACTTATCTTCCCAATCCTCATCTAGAATATTTTCAAAGGCAAAGATCATTTCATTGAGAACCCATTCCCACTTGTAATGAACCCAACGGTCATCAGTCTCCCAATCATCAGGACCTTTACTAAGAGTATGACGCATATGTGGTGGGACATCCTCATCATCAACAACAGCAGAACCTTGTTTGTTTTCTTTTATTTGTTTTAACATAGGAAGGATAATGAGTGCAAGTGTATCATCCATACTCCAAGTGTCATAGTCATGAATACGGATTTTGATCTTACGATCACCTTTAAGTTTGTTTACTAATTTAAAGAAATCTTCAGCAGGTGTATGTTCACATATCCAATCACCAATCTTATCGCAGGTATTTTCACTGACACCAACTTTTTGTAGAAGGTCAACGGTCTGATATACCCCCCACCAACTTTTATATTTACCTATGTAAACTTTCATAATGTTCCCTCACAAGTTCAATAATATTGTTAGCACAGGAACCACACACAGGACCACAATCAAGGTCCTTTAGTATGGTTCCTACACTCGGTTTGGTTTCTCTGCCCTTGAGATATTCCTTCACTCTCTCATCAGACAATACATTACAAGAGCAAATGATCATGTTACTTTACGAAGTTACCATTAACCTCAATAACCTTATCATTGACAAGGATTAAAACAGGCTGAACGGCAGCACCTTTACGTGCCACTGATGCTTTCTGTGGAGCAACAGCATCACAAATAACCTTAGCAATCTGTGCCGCAGTAAGAACTGTGTTAGAAGCATTAAGGATTTGTGCGATGGTTGTTGCAGCAGGTACGAAACCACATACAGCCTTGGTAGCATTGGCTACGTCTGTTGCCACAACTGCACTATTTGTAACTACTGTAGTTGGATTAAATGAGTTACATCCAGCAAGTGTAAGACCTGCGGCGACTGTAACCGTGATTAACTTTTTCATTTTGTTTCCTCTTCGTTTGGTACCCATCCATATAACATATCCCAATGGTAACCAGGAACATCATATGGTTGAGAAGGTTGTGTATTCTTCAATAAAAATATGATAAAACCTAATACACTAGCCGCAATAGCCGCTTGTGGTACAAATGGCGATATCAACTTTAATAAGTCATCAATAGTTGATATTACCGCCAAATCATTTTCTTTATTCTCTATAATCTTGACTATACTGGCCCAATCAATATCTTCGGCCGTTTGTAGTACCTCAAGGATCTTACTTAGATTGATAGCACCTTCAGGTACCTCAACGGCAGCAAGTTTTGTGGTTAGGTCGTTATAGATGTATTGTGTCATTTCTTTTTTGGGGTTGGTTTAGGTGTTGGTTTAACTGGTGCTGGCTTAGGTGCTGGCACTGGTTTTGGTGGATCTGTGTATAGTGCTTCTTTTACTGTTGTTGACTGTGTGATGGCACGCATAATTGCCATAAGAATAGCAGATGCGAGTGCTACCCAACCAGCCTTAGGGTCATTTAGAAAACCATTCCAATCATATTGAGAAAGGACTCCAAATACTGCGATTAGTGCAGCAACAATGTATGTTTTATAACCATTAAGCATAATTATCTCCTTCATATAATGCCAAAAGGCACACTATTTAGGCAAGAAAGATCGCCCAGAAATCGTCAGCAAGGTTTGCATTTGTTAGATATTCATGTGGCATGTAGCAATAACCACCTTGACCCCAATCAAAACCCCAAGAGTTGCGAACAATGAAATGGGTATCGGTTGAACCTACAATAACCATACAGTGGCCACCTAATGTATTCTCATTAGGACCTGGCATAGGAACCATACCAGAGTTTGCTACTTCTCTACTCTCAAAGGACTCATATAAGGTACAACCAAACACAATAGGAATACCATGTGTTAGGACATTTACAATATTTTCTAACGCAACGGGCACTCTCGTATATTGTTTGATAATACCTTTTTTGGCTTCGGTATATACATCATCCGATGGTTTAACTGTGAACTTGCTAGTATCGTATGGCCATAGATCCTCAGGCGGTACACCAAGTGAGGCAACAACCTTAATACCATCACGAATTTCAGCACCAGCATCCGAATCCACTGTGCCTTCCATAACTCTTTCATTATAGTAAATGAATAGTCTTGAAGGAACATGATCATGTTTACTCTGTGCTTTTAATCCATATTCAACACAGGCAGCAACACCATTACCGGTACATGAACCAAGTTGACCTTGGTCATAAACAGGTGGCATATGTCCAGTCTTTCTCAAATCAATATTCTT